GCTTGTTGAGCTTCTCTATTACCAGCTGGTTTAGTGTCAACACCATAAACTTGAGCCAAAGAGTCGCCAGAGATATATGCTGGTTGTTCATTCGCTAGAACAGTAAGACCTTCTGCATCAGTACCAGCGTATGGTGTTTGTAATGTTAGGTGAGTATTGTCAGTGATAGAGTCAATACGATACTCAACGTTAGCGATAACAAGAGTGTTACCTGACTTCAATTCAGTAGTGAATGATGTACCTGTACCAACGATAGCTGTGCTATCTTCAGTAACATCGATAGTACCAGTAACAGACTTGCTGTCTTTGTTTCCCCATAGTGCCATTGTAGTTCTCCTTAATTTGGACTATTATTATTTATGCAACTTTGAGTTGCCAAGATTTTTACGAGCGCCAGACTTGGCACCTGTTGGACGACCTGCTTTTGCATCGTCGTCGTGTTCTGGTTCGTCCTTCTGGAGAGAACCACCATAGCGATGACCTTTCTTGATACCAGATCCACCACCTTGCTTGGCTTGATTGCCATACTTAGCAGTATGTTCTGGAGTTCCTGGCCACAGACCTTCTTTCAAGGCTTGGACCAAGTCAGAGAAAGTATAACCTTCTTTGCGAACTGTCTCGAATTTTTCTTCGTGTGGTTTGTCGCCAGCTGCATTAACCAAGTCAGACTCAACTGCTGGCTTTTTGTTCTTTGGAGCAGTTGGTTTAACTGGAGCAGGTGGTGTCATAGCAGCGATTTTAGCTTCTTCTAACTCAACATCTTCTTTACGTAGAGCACGCCCGATTGCTTTGTTGTGTGCTTGACCAGTCTTGTGTTCTGGACCAGCATCTGGAACTGGGTTGTTCAACTTGAAACGAGCACCACGAGAAGCGTCCATCATGTTCTTCATAGTTTTGTTCTTACGAGCTTGTTCAGACTTTTCATCGATCTGTTCAACTTCTTCATTCTGCTTAACAAACTTGATAGCTTTCTTAGTACCAGAAGTAGTTGGTGCGCCACCCTTAGCATGATTCAAAGAACGCACTGCTTCTTTTTGAGCATCAGTTAGTTTCTCATCGATCTGCTCAGCTTCTTCTTTAACTGGTTTGCGCCAGTTCTTATTACCATGATGGCGATCTAGATGCTTAGCTAGAGATTCTTTATCAGAAGCAGTAGCTTTCTTATGATAGTATGCTTTCTTAGCAGAGTCGGCGCTATACATACGTGGGTTACCAGCAATTTCGCTAGGATCCAACGCCTCATCGATGCATTCTTCTTCAGCTTTCTTCTTTTCTTTTGCTGGTGTGCTAGTCAATGTAGGAATAGAATCATCACCAGACGATTGCAATGTACCTTCTTTAACTAGGGTGATGAATGATTTTAATCCCATTGTGTTCTCCTGAGTTTCTTCTTTAACTTCTTTCTTGGTTGGTTCTCCAAGAACATGTTTCTTACGAGCTAGTTGATCTTTAATCTTCTTTGCCAATTCTGGGTCTTTACGTAGCATCCATCCAGGCTTTGCACCAGTGGCTGCTTCTTCCATAGTCTCTTCTTTAACTGGCTTCTTAGCTTCAGCTTCTTTCTTCTCACGAGCCAAACGTTCTTGTTTAGCAGCACGACCCATCTTCTTTAGGAAAGATGGTTTGTTGTAGTATGGTGTAGCTTCTTCGATAGTCTCTTCTTTAAGAGACATAGCTTTCTCGTGATGTTGTTCTGCCTTTTCAGCATGACGATCAGCTTCGCTGTGACGACCCTTCTCAGAGTGCCATTGTGATAGGTTGTCGTGGTGATCAGCCATATGTAGGTGATGGGCGAACATATCGCCTTGTTTGTGCGCAGCTTCAGCAGACTTTTTATTCTCTTCAGAACGAGCATATGCATCGCTTTCTTCAGCGATACGTGAACGCTTGATACCTTCAATTTTCTTACGAACTTTAAGAGTATCGTTTCCGAACTTCTTGTGGTGCGCATGTACAGCAGTCAAATAAGCTAGGTGTTTCTTAACTTGTTCTTTACCGCCAGTGACTGAACCTTTATCCATAGACTGAACACTCTTCCATGAATCAGCCATAGATTCGTCGATAACTTCTTCAGCCACTGGACGTAGCTTAGAAACTATCTTACCATATGTCTTAGCCTTTGGGTCTTTTGGAGCGATAACTACTGGAGACTTTTGCTTGTATGGTCCACGATCTTCACCTTCAACTACAACTTCTTCGTGGATCTCGTAACCTTGCTTAGTCAAGTGTGCACGTGCAAGATGTTCAATCTCATGCTTCTTGCGTGATGTCAGTGGAGTAGTAACATGACGCTCATGTTTTTTACCATCGTTAACTCCAGGCTTTGACACAGTGTACTTATATGTGTGACGATCTAAATCACCACCATTATGATATTCATCATCTTCACGCTTACGTTTAGCAAAGCCTGTACGGTTATTATGCACGCTTTCTGTAAATTGCATGTCTTCTTCTTTCATATGCTTAAAGTATTCTACTTGTTTTAGACGTTTCTTGGCACCAGTAAGTGTAGGAGAACCACCAAGATTCTTACCTGTCTCGCTATGAACTTCATATCCACTATCAACCTTTACGATTGTTTCATCGATAGCTTCTTCCTTAACTGGCTCTGGCTTCTTTGGAGCTAATAATTCTTTTGCACGTTCACGTGATGCTGCAGACTTGGCTTGTTCACGTTCGAAAGCACGTTGTAGCTTAACAGCTGCAGACATACGAGCTTCCATAAATGTCTTATAAGAGATAGCTTCTTCTTTGATACCAGAACCTTTACGAACATCATGCATTAGTTCGTGCGCATGCTTATCGGAAACGTGAGATGGAACACCCTTACGGAATTCCTTGAAATTGTTTTCGTGTGCATGTTGGCGCATCTTAGTACCAGACATACCTTCAGTACCCTCAGAGTCTGGATCACGATCACCAGAAGAGTGCATCGTAATAGACTTAAAGTGGTAGTGACCATGGCCAGCTTCTTTACCATTGTACTGATGTAACAACTTATGTAGTTGTTCGTGACGATCTGAACCAGCTACAACGTGGAGATGTTGCACACCACTCTTATGAAGAGAAGCTGCATGGTGAAGAATAGTCGGTGATTCTTTAGAAGAAGATGAAACTTTAGTCTCTGGAGAGTAACGTCCAAGATGTTTGATCTTTTGCTCTGGGGTCAGAGGGTTCTTCTTTGCATCGTTAGAGTGAGAAACAACTAAAGAGTGATCGGCTCCATGCTCTTTAGATACAGCATGTAGTTTATTAATAACCTGCATGTGCCCAGTTGTTGGTGGGTTCATGCGAGTAAAGGCAGTCACATGGTGCTTCTCAGAACCATGACCACCTGCGTCTTTAGCTTCGAATAATTCTTTGAACGTAATCATTAGCAGTTCCACTTTCTTAGTGCCAACGCTTTACGTGTTGGTTCACCATTCGGTTTACGCATTGGTCCATCTACACCAGACATTCTAGCGCAGAAAGACTTACGGCGGTTAGCAGCTTTGCTACCTTTCTTCAGCTTAGATGGAGGTGTAGTAACTGGAGCCTTAAGATTAGAACCTTCTTTTCTATTGTAAGCATCTCGACCCTTCTGAGTCAGACCGCCAGTTGAAGACTTATAACCTTTAGCATCAGCAGTGGCTGCTTCATCTAATTCTGTTTCTTCTTTGACGCAAGAACCTTCTTCGCAAGGTTTAGTTCCAGGTTTGCGCTTATAACCCTTCCAGCAAGTGCAACCACTTTCTGTTAGATAATCGATGAATGATTTCATGTGCCTTGATTCCACTTTTTGATTTTTAATAGGTTTGCACGACTGAACTCTTTACGATTAACCAACTTGGTTGGTTCAGTCTTACCTTCGTGTTCGTGATTGATAACGAAACCTTCTGGATCAGTCTTATTTCCATCGATGTGGTGTTCAAAACCGCCAGTGTGTTGATTCAAATTCTTAACAAGAACATCCTTGGCGTTCTGTAGATGTCCATGCATCTTGAACATATTGTCGTAGTGTTCTTTGTTTTTCTCAATGTGGGCTACTTGCTCAGCGCCAGCAGCACGTTTACCTGCTTGTCCTTTTTCAGACTTCAGCTTAGCAGCTTGCTTCTCGTAGTGACCAGTAACATGACTCTGGAAACCAGAAGCAGATGGAGTTTCATTGTTGCGCACAGTTGCGTTAATGTAAGTACCCATGTGACCAGTTTCACCCTTGTGTTCTGGGTGCATTGCTGCATACATAGAACCACCATGAGTATCGTGGATCTTCTTAGCAGCAGCTAAGTGTCCGTGGAATTGCTCTTGGTCTTTCTTAGAATAGTTTACCTTACTTGTATCGTGTTCGGCAGACTTCAGATGAACATCTGGATGATGGCTGAAGTTCTTCATATCTGGATGTGGGGTTGCGCCCATATCGTGAAGTTCTTTACTGCCTCCAGAATGTTCATACTTCTGATGGACTACTACACCAACTTTAGATGCCGCAGCTTTCTTAGCTTCGTCACCCTTTGCGGTGTAGGTAATAGTATTCGGTGTAAACTTAGCGGTACCTGATTTCTTGTCATGCTCTACGTCACCATGAGAGTGCATCAAGTCACCTTGATAAACACCAGACTTCGGAGCAACCTTCGGTAGATGTTCAAGAGCAGCACCTAGTTTAGCAACTAGACCTGGAGCATGTCCATGGTGCTTCTGGATGTCTTCATGAGAGTAGTTTAGCTTCGGTTCTTTGTTGAACGCAGACTTAGACGCAACGAAAAACTTTTTAGTAGTTGGGTGATGACCGAACACAACAGATGGAGAACCATCATACTTCATTGTTAAGTTGGTGTTATGTGCGCCAGTCTTAACGTGCTCGTGTGCATGAGACAAAGCCCCATGGGCATGTTCGAAACCAGAGAACCCGTGAAATAATGGGCGATCTTCTGCGTGATGGATGTGTGTTAGCTTATCTGACTTAGAGTCAGACCCATGCCCTAAGGCATCTTTCTTTTCCATCAGGTATGTTACGAACGACTTCATCTTATCCCTTTAATGAAGCACGCAATTGCCAGCCATGCTTCTCGTGTGTATCGATACGACCTGCAATAAAGTCAGCCAAACCTTGTTTGTTTTCTTTAGTAGCAAGGGCGAATACTTTATTTAGGCTAGCAATGACTTCGTTATTAGCCGCAAGTGCTGCACGAAGCATACCATTAATATCAGGAATACCACTTTCTTCCATCATAGTCTTATGATTATATAACTCCATCAAGCTATGTGGAGCATAAACATCTAGCTTACGTAGGTTCTCTGCCAATGGATCAACTGCGCCATAAACGTCATCGTACATATCGCCGAAGAAGTCATGATATTGGGAGAAGTCCTTACCTTCAGTGTTCCAGTGGAATGAATGTAGTTTGAAGTACATCACAAAGGTATTAGCCAATGCAACTTTAATTGCTGCTGATAGTTCTGTCATTTGTTATTCTTTCTCCATGTCTTGAATGATTCCTTAAACATAGGATCAAACGGGTTCTTAAAATCTTCTGGGCATACACCAGTGTGTTCTTTACCGCATTGATTGCACAAGTCGGTTTTAATTTGTTCGTGTTTCTTCGGCTTTTTAATCTGTTCAGTAGGTTGCACGTCTTGAATCCATTTAGAGATAAGTTTACCTGATGCTTCTTTAACTAGCAGGTGATTCGATCCACGTTTCACAATCTCAAATTGTTCGCCATTTGATTCTACGATCTCACCGACATTAAAGATCTCACCACGGAAATACTGTTCACGCAGATCGTCTTTAACTAAGTTAATCTGTTCTTTGATCGCTTCCAAGCCACTACCGATACGAACATCGTTCATTAGTCGGCGAGAGTCAATCTCACGGACAGCAGTTGGAAGACCCTTCTTAAATTCTTCATACAACCCTTTGGCTGCAGCAGAACGAAGTGAATCATCGGAGTCTGGATCTTTATCACCAGCTGCTATAACATCAACACCCAAACGTCGTAGAGCAACAGCTTTATCAGAACTGGTCACAACTACAATGTTTTTATAATTCTCTTTCAGTTGCTTAATCAAAGCTGGTAAGTTATCTCCACTCTCAACGAAGTTGGTCTTAGGAAATACCAGATTAAGATACTGGAGTTTCTTTTCTACTAATAGAGGATTCTTTTTGTTATCTGATGCAGAAGATGCATAGATTACGTGGTCTGCGCCTTTTTGTTCGGCGAGCTTTTTGACAGCCTTTACTACAAGTTCGTGCCCCATCGTTGGAGGGTTAAACTTTCCACAGGCTAGAACAACCGTTTTGGATGGCAGTTCTTTTAGGAGTTGTTTGTAATCTTTCATTTAATCCATCTATAAAGTAGTATACAGTTATTTATAATCCATATTATTTCATCGAGAACTTGATACCTGTATTATCAGAGTCCTTGGCGTTGGCTCCATAAGCGAACTTAAATTCAGCGTTGGAGAACAACTTCTTATGGAATACCATCTTATCGCCGACGAAGTTAAGATAGACCTGTTCGGTTTTCATCTCTCGGCTAATGTTATTCAGTATGTCTTGGTAGATCTTATTCTTGTTCATATAGTCTACAAGAGCATAACCCATCGGAGCTAGAACCAATGAGTAATATTTCTTATATGTTGCTGTGCTGAAAACTACGTTAAGAGAATCTGCAGAGGCATTCTTACCCAACTCTTCGTAGATCTTAGCATACTCAGTATTGAACATCTTGATTCGGTTGGCTGGAGTCTTAGAGGCAGACGCAATCTTCTGAATAGAAGAAGATACATCAGCGATACTGAATGCACCCTTCGCCCCAATAACAGACTTCAGCTTAGCGTAAGCAGGCAGATTTAGAGTTTCGAATGCCTTTAGAATCTTAGTAGATGTGTTACCGTCTTCACCAGCTAGAGCCTTTAGAACACCAATAGCTTTCTTCTCTTCTGTCTTCGGAGACTTGTATACCTTATCAATGTTTGTGACGATAGCACCGATGGAAGGGGCAGCACCAGCTTCGAACTTAGCCGATACATCTGACTTAACTGTCTTAGTGCCGACTTTCTTATTCACGTAGAAGTCAACAAGTGCTTCGTTTGATATAACAGAGAAACCGAACTGTGTCCATCCTTTACCGTGGTCTTGGGTCAGATACCAACGAAGTGATAGAATCTCACCGAAGTCTTTACCGATGGCTTGTTTGTCTTGTGGTTTGATAGTAGCCATAGCTTTCTTAGCAGCAGCATTGAACGCTACTGTATCTGTCTTAGCTTTATTATCTGCCACTGACTTGTATAGAGCAGTAAGAGCAGACTTGATATCAGAACCAACCTTCAATGCATCAATACCGCTATACACTGCTTTATCGAATGAAGCTAAGGTAGTATAACCAGCAGCACCAGCAAGGTTTAATTTTTCTGGAGCTAGGTCTTTTGTCTTTAGTGAACCCTTCTCAGTGTAAGTGTTCAGGATAAAACAAGTAGATCCCTTTGAGCAGCTAGCAATAGCTGCACCGATGGTCATTAGCTTGGCTTTATACTTACCAGAAATAGCCTTCTCGTCTGTTGTAGAGATGTCGGCTAACTTAGCATTGATACCTGCCTGCTTTAGAAGATCTTCAAGAGAACCAGAGAACGCAACTTCTACAGACTTGATTTGAGTCTGGTATCGAGAAGTCTTGACAGATGCCGCAATACCTTTCTTCTTCAGAAAGTCTGCGATATTCTTGGCTGTCTCAGCCATGTCTGCGTATTTGTAAGCTGCCATCGTTAGTGATTATAGTAATAACTAACTATTTAGGTCAAGCGATTATACTTTCTTTCCCACTTACCTATCTGGTCTATAATCTTACGAGGTGATTCATTGTTTCTGAAGTCGTAGTCGAAGGTCTTTAGAAAGTAGTGTAGGGTTCTAGAGTCTACTTTCTTCTTACAACGATCCAGTAGAGTATCAACATCGACATTCGGTTTGAACATCTTGAAGTCTAGGAATACGCAGTGGGCGTATGCTTGGATCTCGTCAAACTCAGAGAGGTATCTTCTCTCTTCATCCTTCTTCTTGTGTCCGACTCTCTTGTATGGAACAACGTAGTTACTGTAACTGTCATCTCTACGATCAAACTGCATGAAGTGAATCAACTCATGCATGAGAGTTTGAATCAGGCGATACTTAAATCGATCCCAAGACTCACAGGTGAAGGTATGATTATCGAAGTTTACTGAATGGATGATTAAGGTGCATTGGCGATCTTCAGGAGAGTATTCTCCACCAATGGCGATGAAGTCTTTGTAGACCTTAGCCTTAGATTTTTGTGATATCCATTCAATTTTTGTACGCCACTTCTTGACGTAATTAGAAAGACCTATTGAGTCATTCTCATACTTGTCTAGGTCTTTCCACACTTTAGCTGGATTGAGCTTCGCTCGGAATGGTCTCTCATAGAAATTGAGTAGACCAATCCAGTCGTAGTCGGCATTTTCTAGGAATTGCATAGCCTCCCAGAAAGTCTTGCTTAACTAAGTTGCTTCTCCAAATATGCAAGGACTTTCGATTGCTCCTCTAAGTTAGTGTTATTGAACTCAGTAATGTAGGACATCAAGTCGAAATTAGACAGTATGTTACTATATTTAGTCTCTCGCCCTCTTAGGAATTGCTCGGACTGGTCGGAGCCTCGATCCTTATAACGCTGCTCTAGGAGATCCTTTGGAGCCTTCAGATAGACCACCTGCAATTCGGTGTTAGGCAGACCCATACAGAATTCCAAGAACGACTGGTTGAAGACTCGATCACCTTCGAACAGGATGTTGCAGTTGTGGGATGCGATCCATTCTTGGAGTGGAGGTTGAACTGCCATAGAAAGACGGTCTGTACCAGCGAACGTTTCACCCTCGTCATACTTACCGAGAATGTAAATATCTTTCTCAGCGTTATACATAGCAGTAACCAGTTTAGCTGGCGCTGTCTCAACCCACTGTTTGTCTTCCATATACTTACGGAACAATGTAGTCTTACCAGTCCCTGGAACACCACCAACGGCAATAATCTTACGGGTCTTCAATGTGTTCTTAATCAACTCGACTTTGATCTCGTCTTGAACACCAAATTTATCAATCATCATACTCGTCCTTGCTTAACGTCTTCAATCAGGTTTACTAATTCTTCTCGGGTGAATACCCATACACGTCCACGGAATGAGTGGGTATTAGCATCTGGGTCATGTTTCTTAGAGAACGACAATTTCTTGATGAACTCTCGAGCGCAATTCTTAGCCATGGCTTCTTTGATTTCCTCGGCATAGTTTACGTTGGTCTCTTTTAGTTTCATCAATTCTTGCTCTTGAACTTTGTGCTCAACAACGAATTGATTGAACTCATATTTCTCGAGCATGTCGTCTGGGTTTACTACTGCTGCAATAGTATTGACGTTACCAGCCCAAACATTACCCATGTTTGGTGTAGTCAAAACTGCATTCGAAATACCAGCACCAACACTTACAGTGTTTGCTGTGATAGATTGTAATCCATTATTAGTCATAATCTTCAAATCACCGTCATCATCAACAACAGTACCAACTGCAATATTACTCGTCATAAAAAGTTCTCCAATCCCATAACAATGGGTTCCTCATCATTAAACATCCAGTCCAGTCCTTCAAGTCTACCTGTAGCCAAGAAGTCGCCAAACCTTTCCTTAATTATACCTTGTTTTCGATCCAAGCGCAAATCTATTGTTTCATTGCGAGCATCCCAAAGCACATCCCATTCAATACCTGACCATCCATCTTTCTCTGCAATTTGTATCTCTTCGGCTTGTCTATCGAGATAGTACCCGAGATAACGTCCATGCTTCTGACGAAAGATTTTCTTGAAAGAACAGAGGCAGGTTTCCATTGTAAAGTAGTCTACCTGACTTGCAAGTTCTGGGAATCTTTCTCTCATCTCAAGGATAATGCCCCAGCTAACGTTTTCAAGGTATGCATATTCCACTCGATCAAGTTTTCTATCGTAATCGTCATCCTTGCCAATGGCCAGAAGAAGTCCATTACGATGAGAACGGGAACCATCATAATCATCGAGCATGAGAGAACTAGGCTCAATGTTAATACCAGCAGTGTGTTTAAGATGCTGCATATAGAACCAAGTAGAATATCTCCCAAACTTATGCAGGTTTCCTTTGAGTACGTCCCACAACGCATCAAAGTTTTGTTTCTCATTATCTCCGTAGAACGATTCGAGTTTTTCACGTTGTGTGCCATTTCCAATAAATTTCTGATAAGATTCGAACATCGCAGGTAGATGTCCTTTGTTCCACTTAGTGTCTGTCTGATAACGAAGACGTTTGTAGTTCTTAGAATTCCAGTCAGTGATACGACCAAGATCAGCTAGTTCATAGTCTGGGAATTCGTTCTTTAACACCCATGCAGTTGGGAGTTGATATGTGTTACCATACAACCAAGCAAGCCAGATACGTTCTTCATCGTTATGCTCATAACGATCATTGAGATAGTTCGTAGCCCATACAGCAGGATCGCAGTCGTCGTATTTCAACGACCAAGCATACCAACGGATGAATGCTTCACGTCTATTTTCTTTTTTACGGTAATCCATATACAATATTAAATGGTGCGCTAATTCTAGCTTCGTTACATAAACAAGGTTCTACTTCATGCTCTAACCATGAAGGAAATACTATTAACAATCCAGTAGATGGTTTTATCTTAAATCTACCAGTATAATTACCACCACTTAGATCAATAACATCTATCACTGGACTTGGATCTATAAAACAGAACTCACCAGAACCTTCTGGAGCATTAAGATAAAACACTCCAGATAAATGAGAGTTTGCGTGAGAATGTCTTGGGTGCTTATCTTTCTCGTACATCTCATTAAAAAATATATTAATACTTTGTATTGGATGATGGTGATAGTTATTAGCATCTAACCAAGAAGAAGATGCCATTCTTATTAAGTCACAGAAACCAGTTAGCTTGGGATCTATCGTATCATTTAATACATGACCATATGTAGTTTTGTAATCACATCCAGTGAATAGTTTTGAGTCATCTGATAGGTAAGATTTTGCGATACTTAATATTTCTGGAACTTCTGATGTGAAATTATCGTGCCCGACTAATGTGGGAAATAGAGGAGCAAAATTCATTTCAGAAACACCTCAAGTGATGGTTGATCCATCAACGCTTCTCGAAGCCAAGCCTTACCGACTATATCGATAGCAGCTTGGGTCTTAGCTTTCTTCTTCTCACCCCAAGTATATGATTCCAAACCTTCAGCGAGGAATTGAGTTCGGGCTTTAGAAGGTGGTAGTGCTTGGAGTGGGCTTACGATTGCTCTGTCTCTGTAGGCAATTTGCTCTGCACGTGTAGCGAATAGTGGCTGGTCTGAGCGGAGTGAACCAGTTGGGTCAACTGCCCAAAAGACCAGACCATTGCGTAAGTGCCAGCTGACAGAAGAGGGAGTGCAGGAGATTTTGAGCCTTTGGACTTTTCTTTCTTCGACTGCGTATTTAATCCATGCGTCCCAGCACTTTGACGCATAGCCTTTACCTTCTTGTCCTTCGACTGTGACGATTTCGTAGAGGTTGGCATATCCATCCCGATTAAATGTAGCAAAGATTAATGAGACAATCTCACCGTTGACTTCATAAGCCATCGGTAAAGACTTCTCATAGTTATGGAATCGAGTCCACAATGAATGTGCAGCCGATAAGAACTTGGTGTTCTTACCAGCTGGACTATTCTTAATAATGTCTTCGACTTTAGTTGAGTTTACAAAAATCATAATTGGTAATCAACTGCACCTTCGATGTCTACCTTTTCAAGATGATGAGATAACTCAGAATCAATAGTATGATAGATGTTCATTGAAAGTGGAACAGTTGCATAGTTTAGGTTGGCTCTGTTGGCAACATTAGCCGTAGAGGTAATTATACATCCAGCATCTAAAACTGTCAAATATAATGGACGCTTACCATTGCGATATGCACGCACCCGACCATCCACGTGGAGTTCGCAAACAGCAAGGCTTGCATTCTTCCAATGTTCTAGTGGGCTGTAATGCTCGAGTGAGCGGAGTAGTAGTTCGGTGTCGTTTTTACCATCGCATGCGTATCCGTGCAACTCTTCCCAATCAGCAGGATCGTGCTGAGTAATAACACCATTATGGACAATTGATGTTGATTCATTTGCTATCGGTTGGTTATACAATAAATCGCTAGTACTATATCGGCAGTGACCAATAAGGTAAAGAACACCATCATCATTAACCATCTCCTCTAAATCATCTAGTTTTCTGAACTCATCCGCAGGGACAGGTTCTTTGAATGTATGGATCTCTCCACCTTTGAGGTAGGACAATCCTGTTGCATGCAGTCCACGAATACGAGATTCGTGGAACACACGTCTGATCATATCAAAGTGGGCTGTTTTTGGTTTATCAATCACAGCACCGATAACTGCACACATTATTTAATCTCCAGTTTCATCATCGCTTGTTTATCATTCCCAAGAATACCAGTATAGAAAGAATTAAATGCCAGTGAAATTCTAGTGGCATCACTCGTATTTTGCATCACACCATGCCTAATATGAGATGGAAATAGAAAGATATCATCTTTCTCAACATCAATAGGTTTAACAGGCATATTATAGGTAGTTGGTTTTAATGTATCTGGAACTAACAACTGATCGTCTGGTTTCATTAGTATGAATGGTGCTGGTGCATCTGTCAGATAAATCACACCACTAATAATACTGTTTCTGTGTTTATGTGTATGATGACTAGAACCTTTGGGGTTGTAATTACTCCAAGACTGGGTCACACACATTTCAATATCATATCCAACCACTTCTCTGATATAAACATTGAGGTGGTTGGTAATTCTTTGCTTTAGCGATAACAATTCATTTGAGTCCAGAAGATAAGTTTCGTTGGACATATAATTGCTATACACCAACTGTTCAGTATCCTTTGACTTAGAAGTAATGAACTTTATCTCCTGCTCTGTTAATCCGATCTTGGATTTATACAGAGCAGTAGGAAAAGCATCAACAACAGAATACATTAAAAGAAACTTTCTAAGTCGTTGGATTTGATAGACTGTGGGTGGTACTTGTGAAGAGTTTCAGTACCCAGTTTAGATTCCAAGTAGTCATACCATTCTTTGTCTTCCCACATACCTTGACTCACACCATTCCATAGATGACGAGCAGAACCGTCTTCGTTTGTGTGACCTGGATGT